CTTGCGCTTCGGACTCTGACTCGTATCCGTTCTCCATCAACAACTCGACCCCTTTGTCGTAGTCGTACACCGCGAGCGTCGGCTGGCCGCAGCGACAAGCGAAGCCCACGAAGGCGTCTTCAAAGCCGTCGGCCAGCAGGGCCTCTGGGTTCTCGTCAGAGAGCATGGTCAAGATCTTGTCGCGGGTCATCGCGGGTTCCTCGCAGCTCTCGCCCGAATGACGTCGAAGGTCTCCACGCGCATGTTCCCATCCCTCCACACCAACTTAAGCTCGGATGCTTTCTCCTGCTCATGGGTTGCCTGATTGATGAGCGCCAACACCCCGTCAGCTCCACGTTGAACAGAGAGCCTGCCCTTCGCGGAGTTCTTCATGCCGCTATCCGTAGCGGGCTGCTTGAAGATGTCTCGGCCCTCACCGTTGACCTGGACGTGCGTGCTTTTCAATGCAAAGCCGAACGTGTCTCGTGTGACGTGTTGGTACGTGTACGACCCGATTCCGAACACCATGTTTGAGCTTGCGAAGCCCTTCGCTGCGAGACGTTCGGTGATCTCGCGTGCGCGTTCATACGTAATGGAGTCGCCGTAGATGCACCCGACATGCGAATCGAGCACGCAGTGTCCGGTCGACGTCTTGGTGCCACCGAACACGTCCCACAGCAAGCTGATCACCCCTCTGTGTGCTGGGGTTTCGGGCGCAGCGTTGGGGTCTCCGCACACGATGTCTGCGGGGTTCCCTGAGTCAGGTCGGATCACGAGCTTGCCGTCGCGGGCCATGATTCGCTCGCGTAACAGAGGCAACGTGTTTGTCAGTACGTGCCACAAGTCCCATGTGTCCGATACGACAGAGACGATGCCGCTCGGGTAGAGATCGAGTAATCGCTCGAAAGTGGCGCTCTCGTCTTCCTTACCCCCCGCGCACATGACGGAGTGTTCGGTTGCAGCCACCGACCCGCCAAGCAAGTACCCTTCAGGGACTCCGTAGTAGTCCTCGATTAGGTCAAGAGCAGGAATCGTGTCGGTGCCGGTGAAGGCGAGCAAGTGCCCTGCTCCGCTCAGTGCCGCAGCTTCGGGGCCAGCCATGCCTCGGAACGAGAAGTCGTGACCCTGCCACGGCACGAAGTCCAGAGGCGCTCCGGTATCGGCGGCGGCCTTGTCGAGCAATGCCCGCATGCGCAGCGCCTGAGTGGCCGACGTGCAGGGCAGCCACAGCACGTTCGACATGAGCGTCTCCATGTAGTTCACGAGCCACGCGAATTCAAAATGCGTGTTCTCGATCGTGAGCATCGGCACACGCAACGGCACCGCTGTGCCCTCAGGAACGGCGTGGATGCGAAGCGGCAAGTAGCCAAAACCGTGCAGGTCTGCGATGTGGTCGGTGCCAATTTGGTTCGGCCCAAGGTAGCCGTTCACGCGACGTGCGTAGCGTTCGACAACCAAACTGCGCGGAGAATTGAAAAACTCTCCGAACACTTCTCCAAGGTACCGCTTGAGGAAGTATTGCAAGCCGAACAACACCACAGAGTCGATGCCGGGAATTCTGGACTCGCGTGGGGTCCAGTTGCTGTACACTCGCTGGGTGCCTGCCGGGTACTGCCTGCGGTGATCGAGTTTGTAGCCGTCGATGAGGGTAATCGGATTCATTCGGTTTTCTCCCTGCCTTCTGCTTCGTAGACGTGGATCACCCTAACGCCAGGGCGTTCAGCGATTGTCGAGTCGGTACAGATGACCTCAACGAACGCACGCAAAAGCTTTTCTGTGCCTTGAGTGAACAGACCGTGCGTGACGTAGAGTCCGAGGTTGAAACACTGAGGCACCGCTCCGCTCAACCCGAGGAATGTGCCTCCTCCGTCGCAGATGTCGTCTACGACGAGCGCGCTGTGGATGTAGGATGGTAGAGGTTCGCAACCGAAACCGGAGATTTCCCCTGTGGCAACGTCTCGGGTTTTCCACGCACGAAATAGCGGCAGGCCCAGCATGCGGGCGACACCTTTGGCTCGCTTCTCCGCACCTGCGTCGGGGGAAATTACGGCCTGGTACTTGTCCACAAGCTCTGCTCGGAGAGGCGAAAGTATCTCGTAGGCGCTAAGAACATTGCAGCGGTCGATCAACGCTGGCGTGACGTCGGAGTGCGGATCTGCCACGTACACTTTGGTGAAACTCCTCGCGTTTATTGCCTGCGCCACAGAGCGAAGAGTGAAGAGAATGTCGCCATCCTCCCTGAAGGTTTCATCGTAAGTACTGAGGCGGTCTTGCCGTGAGCCAGGGACCAAAGGCAAGTGCAGTGAGATTTCAAAATCACCTTTGCGCTGGCGTTCTGCGTCTACCCAAAACAACGCAGTAATCAGATCGGATAGATCTCCGCGAACCAAGATTCTTTCGGGTGTGCGTGTGTTCTTGACCCACGGGCAGCCGTCAGGGTACCGACCTACGACAAGGTCGTGGTAGCCGCCTAGCACGGAAGCATATGTGATCTTGCTCGTCATCGTACCACCCTTAAGTCCGGTCGCACCGGACAGCAATCGACGTGCAGCTTCAAATTTCGTTCAACTGTGACGTTGCATTTCATGCACAGCCGCAGTCGAGCAATGTTCGGAAGCAGACCCTGCTTCTGAATGTCTCGGCCTTTAGACACCTCGTAAAAGTGCAGGTCATAATGCTCGCCCAGCTCCATCACCTGAGTGAAGGCAGAGCAGCGTTCACAGCTCCGCAAGCTGCCGTCGATGAGGGCTCGGACGTAGGAAAATGCTTTGGAGATCCAGTTCATCGCCCAAACCCTCGGCCCCAGGACTTGTGAAGGTGCATCATTTGCTCCGGTGGTGGCACTGCGTTCTGTTGCCTACTGTGGTCCGCGTACATCCAGACCTTGCACTCTCGGGTGTGGTTAGTCGTGTACTCGCTCTTGCGGTACCGACCTGTGAAGATCCAGTTCTTGCCTCTGAACACTGCTCCCCAGGCGTTTTTGTGCAGCCTGTCGCATCCGCCTTCTAGACACTTGTCGCAGAACTGCTCAGGGGCGAGGCCCTCGGCGTCTGCGAACCGTCGGAGGTCGTCTATGTGAACTTCCCCGTGCTCTATCGCGATCTCGACAGCCTTCGCTCGCAGCAAGCGCACCCAGTCGGAGTTCTTGTCTTCGACCAGGCCGAGGCCCTCCTCCTTGAGTGCTGCACCAGAGGTCACTCTCGGGCCTTCCGCCGCTCGATCTCGTGCTTCAAATACCAAAATGCTTTTTCGAGATCTTGTATCGCGCTCCCTTTGTGCTCGGCTCTGGAGATGTACTTGACGACGTTGCCCAGGCAGAACCCGAGACCCCAAGCGTCGATGACGTCGATCGTCTCGATGCCGCCTTGCTTGTAGTGTGGTGGATGGTTGACGAGGTCGGGAGCAGGCTTTCGCTCGGCGTTCATTTCGCTCGCTTCGTATTCGGTGTGCATGGGCTACCTCGACTGCACGCGCATCGCGACGTCGCGCTCGAAACGAACACCGGCAATCGGCTCTGGCTCTGTCCCGGCGGCCTCGGCAGCCGCGCAGTACTCCTTGAGCTTCTTCGCGTCTGGGACTCGGATGACGTACTCCAAAGGGAGCAGCATCGCGTCCTCCACGACAGCCTTCCAGAGCAGCTTCATGCTGACGCCGTCGATGTCTGTCGAGACCGTCAAGCCGCTCAGGTCGGCTCGGTCGTCGCCCGCAGCATGTGCTGCTGCGGCGTCTTCCATGACCTTGCGGTTGTTCTCGTCCTCCCTCAACCGCGCCGCAGCGAGCTGCGCTCGCAGGAGAGCCTGGGCGTCGGTCCACAACTGCTTGGTGGGCCGGAAGATGCCGCGAATGCGCGAGAGAGCCGTAGAGATTGGGCTCGATACCTCTTTCTCTGTGCGCTCCAGCTCCTTGAGCGACTTGTTTGACTCGTGGACCCATTCCGCGACATGCAGCATGTCGTCGTGGGTGCGGATCTCAAACTGCGTGGCCAGAGCCATCACGTCCGCAGCCTCTTTGGTGTTGCCTTCAATGCCCTCGACGGCGCTCTTGACCGCTGCGAGCCAGACGAGCACGCTCTCGACGCTGCCCAGGCCGATGTGCTGCGCTCCGATTCCAGCCCGTTTGGCTGCCGAGGATGCGCTGACGTTCAAGGCCAGCGACGGCTTTTCTGCTTCACCCATTCCATCGAGCGCGAGCTGCCGCTCCTCTGAGGTAGGCGCGACGTGCTCAGGATTCTTCTCGGCGTAGTCGAGGGCCATCGCTGAATGGCGGGCGCAGAGGCGGACGTTGTCCCGGCCCCAGAGGTCGCCTGGGAGCGGTTCTCCAAGTTCAATGCAGCGCATGGCTTCGCACTGGCCAGGGGTTGTGGTCTTCTTGAGGTTGGGTAACGGCATTTGGGGAGTCTACCTGTGCCTATGCGAGAGTGCAAGTGCTCTGTCACTGCAACATGCACTTAATGCAGCCGGTCACGAAGTGCTTGGGGCAGATGTTTCTCAATTCTGCAACCTCTCCTGCCTTCTTGAACTTGGACCTGCCGCCTTCCATCTTGTCGACTAGGTGCCAGCCATGACGTCCAAGATGCTGTACAACGTCAGACGCGATCTTCGTTTCTTCAGCCTTCAGTTCGGTCAAGAACGTCAACAGCGCATCCGGGGTAAAAGTCCCCGGAGCAATTCCCATGGTCTTTTCCAGCTTC